TCGCTCGCAAATCAGGCACAACAACCTGTCCTGCGCCTTTGGGCGTAATTTCAATATCAACGTCTGCTGCAACACCGTCTGAAACAATTTCGTTTGTGCTGATTATTAGGCCTTCAGGGTTGCCGTTTACTGTTCTGAACTCATCAGACTCAATGGATGTAATACCTGTAAACGTACCTGTAAACGCAACATTAGAGACAGTACCACCTGTAATCGTAACGTCATCTGATACAACTGTGCCGGCTTGAATATTGGCTCTAGAAATAACAACAACACCTGTACCACTAGGTGTGATGTTTATGTCGCCGTTAGCATTAGTCGACGTTACCGAGTTGCCGCTAACACGTAAGTTGTTTACTGATACCGACTGCGTGCCAACGCGCATTGCAGTGGCTACACCCGTACCGCTATGCACAACCTTTTCAGTCGCCTCGGGGCCACCATCTACATGCAGCAACTGACTATAGGTACTTGCGATAGTCGTGTTAGTTAGGTTTGTAGCCATTCATAATCTCCGAGAAAAGATGGGGGCACCGCCCCCACCCTATTACGCAGCGGCGACAGCGGCTTTCGTATCTACACGAAGCCAGTTAGTGCCATCACTAAAAGCAACAACTGGAGATCCAGCCGCACCGTTTGAAACATACACTAACGTACCTGTATTATCTGCAGCAGCAGGCAACTCAGCTACCGTGTACGCTGCTAACTCCAAAGGACCGGTAAGAGCTAAAGACTGCAAAGTCGCAGTACCGCTGTTAATAGTCACATTGTCCTGCGCAATACCGCTATAAACACCCATGATGTTCTCCTTTCAAAGACAGGGGCCGAAGCCCCCGCCAAGTTAGTCGTTGCAATCAACAACTAATGCCCACACACGCATTACTGCGGCGTCGGCTGCGTTGACAAACACCACATCAATGGTATCAGCAGCAGCATAGTAGCGACCAGTAGCATAACCAGTCGAACCATCAAGCGTAGCGTAAGACGCAACAGCGTTTGCGTTCACACCATCAAGATAGCCGTCTGGGTCAACGCCGTCGCCAACGTCAATCGTGCAGGTACCACCTTCAGCGGTGGTGACATCCAGACCCACAGCCAAGACCGAAGTCTTAGCAGGAATACGGATAACTTCTAATACGTCACCATCAGCTAGTGCAGTAGCGCCAGCAGCATCACGAGCAGCCGTAATAGCCGCCATGTCTAGATCAATGCTAATCATCGTAGTAGCATTAGTACCTTTCTCGGGGTATGTAGCAGTTGTACCCTTCTCAAAGCCCAACGCATCAGTATATGTAGCCATTTCAATTCTCCAAAATAAATTACGGAAAAGGGGCACGAAGCCCCCCCTCGCTTAGGCAAGCGTAACAATAGCCTCAGACAATGCCTCGCCCTTAACAACCTTGTAGCCATAAACTTGCAGGCCACGGATGATGTTGCCAAAGGTTGACTCGCTGCGGATGGTCTCCATGTTCGTCATCTGTGATGCGAAGGTAAAGCCCATCTTGTGACCAGCGATAACGCTGAACTGTGTTGAACTGCCTGAACCCGAGCGGCGCAGATTGTGGCTGACATACACCGTGAAGCGGTCAATCATACCCAAGCGACCGTTACGGATAACAGACATATTGTCGCCAGTCAATGAAGCGTCCTTAAGCTCCGACTTCTTGATCAAGCCAGCCATCTTCGCAGGGATCACAACAAAGCGATCTTGCTCAGGAGCGTTGGCCTCGTCAAGAACCGTGCCCATGTCAACGATCAAGTCAACGACTGAGGTCGTCGCAGACGCGCCGTCTTTGGTTACGGCCAACGGAGCACCAGTGGTGCCAAGGTCGTACGTACCAGAAATACGACCAGCAGTAGCGCCTTTGTTAAGAGCGTCGATGTCAGGCAACATGTCAGTCAACACGCGAGTGTCGATCTTGATCTTCATACGCTCAGAAGCGTCCTTAGACCATGTGTCCATCAAAGCGATGTCCGACTGAACCATGTCCACATCGTCTTCAACGCAAGCAAAGTACTCGCCTTTGTCAATCAACAACTGGATCTTGGGCTTGTCTGGGTTTTCGACCTGCAGAGTTTGACCTTTGACGTAGTCGCGGATCGTGATTTCAGGAGTCGTACGGATGTTAACCGTATCACCAAACTGGCGAATTTCGCCTTCGTAGGTAGTGTTAGAAATTGCTGCGAGCACGGTGGCGTCGTAGAAATTCTCGATAAGTTTGCCAGACCAGATTTCTGGAATGAAGTTACCCGAGTAATTTGGGCGACCGGGGGAGACTGGGAAAGCCATGATAAAACTCCTTTCTATGCATTAGCGATAATGCGACCATCTTTCTGCGCTGAGAAGATGTCGCGTTCAATGCGGTCTCGCTCTGCTTCCCTGCTTTTGTATTTGCCTTTGCGGACATCTTCAAAAAATTTCTGTATGTCCTGTGGGCTATACGTTTTGGCAGTACTACCGGTCGGAGTAGAGGTGCCTCGGGAACGTCCCGGTGCTACTTGTTTCTCTAGCTCCGATGCAGGCGAGCGCCGCTGAGTGTCTTGAGCAGCATTGGCTTGTCCAGTATTCTCAAGCCAAGTGGTAAAGAAATTACCGACTCGACGAACATCTAGGTTCCTCTGAGCATCTTCAAGAATCGTCTGGCGTGTAACACCAGTAAATGGATCGACTTGCAACAACCAAGATTGGAAATCTGGGTCATTGTTAACATCGCGCCAACTTGGAACCATATCAGTCAACCCAGACCAAAACTGTTGCTCAGCAGACATTGCCTGCTTTTGCGCTAAATTCTGGACTTGGGGCACAACATTGGTCTGTAGTTGTTGGAGCAACCGCTCAATCTGACTCATCTTCTGCATAACCGACGACGTTTCTTCGCGGGACACACGTCGCATTACCTCGATCGAATCGCCATAGTCGGCGACATCGGATTCGGTAACAAACGTCTGAACCTCGGTTGTTGCCGGTGGTGCAGAGTTAGTCTGGGCAGACAGTGTCGCTAACAACTGTTCCATCTGTTGTACTCGTGACTGAAGATCCCGATTCTGTGAGTGAAGCCTCGGAACTTCGGCGTTGTACATCCCTTGGAGAGTCTTGTACTTCTGTACAAAATCATCTTTGGGTAAGTCTTCTTCAGCACCTGTATCTACTAGTTTCTGCTCAACTTCAGTAGATTGAGCCGCAGTACCCTCTACATGACTTTCGTCGGCCTGTTGGTTTGTATCTTGCTGCTCGGTAGACGTAGCGGTGCCATCGGCGTCATTTGCTGGTGCGCCTGTGCTGTCACTAGTCTCAAGTTGCTTATACAACTCCTGAACTGCCTCGGTCTGTTTGCGGATTTGCTCTGGAAGTGCCATGATAAAACGCTCCTATCGGTGTGCGTGAAAAGGTAGTTGGGCGAGTCTCATAATGACTTTGCCTTAACGTAGTCAGGGGATTCTTTTGCGAACTTGTACAGTTCACTTAGCACCTGACATCGCCCCTGTGACAATGCTGGTGTATTCGTTGCGTAGGGTAAAGTGCCTAGTTCTTGTGCTTTCCAGTCGCCGAGCCACTCCAGAATTTCCGGATACTGGCGCATAGCGAGCGCAAGAGCTTTCGTTACTTTGGGGTCAGGTTGTCTCATGGCCCCATTCCTACTGCGCGATTAACTGCTGTGTTGGCTTCTTGCCCACCTTTGGGAGTTCCATCAGGCTGCGTTGGCGTACCAGCCTCTTGGCTGGGTTGCTGCGGGGCAGCAGCCAACAACTGATCCTGATAAGAAAGTTTCTCCCGAGACGGCACGATGTCATCCACAGGCATTTGCAAACCTTTAGCAACCTCTCTAAGAAGCGCTGCACGCCCGTCTTTACCGACGATCTCAATATCGAACGGATTAGCAGTAGCGTTAAGAAACTCGATGCGTCGCAGATTGACAGTCTCTTTCACTGCCAAGTTAACCGCGCCCTTAGCGATAACTTCTGCGTCGCCCTTAATACTTTCGTCTTCGTCGTAGCGCATGTTGTAGACAAACTGGCGCTGGACAATAGGCTTAATGACATCGCTGTCTATGTAGCCCACAACTTGCCGGATGCCTTTACCTGCAGCACCCATTAGCATGGATAGTCCCGATGCTGTACGACCAGCGCCCTGCACATCAGTATCACCATAGAGGTACGCAGGGATGCCAGAGTGGTCGTCAGCTAAACGAGAAAATTTATCGTAGACCGCCATTAACGTCGTCGCACGATCATCCGGCTGATGGAAACGAACTGCTGGCGCACTTGACCCCACAGGGTCGTTAGTTGTTTGCCAAATTTTCCAAGGAAAGACTTGAGTGATATCTTCATTCGGTGGTACGCGGTCAAGGTTAATCTCCACTTGAGGGCCGGACGCTACACCCATGTTGTTCACAAGAGCACGCGCTGCGGCGTTACACACACCCTGAATATCTTCAATGATTTCAGGAATGCCCTTACCCCAAAATGCACCGGGGCTTTTAATAAACGAAGTCTTTGCGTAAGGCTTCTGTCCTAGCGGGTCGTAGTTCAACACTGCCTTGACAACGTAGCTACCCACTAGCCAAACATTAGCGTCATACTCACGAGCAGGGTCAGGGATATCTTCTTCGTCCATGCCCCATTCAATCAGCATCTTCCCGCTGACCTTACCCCAAAACTCTAGCGCGTCAAACACTTCAGTCGGACGCATGTAGGAATAAAACTTACGTTCTTCTTCCTGCTTAATCTGTTCGATGTCTTCACTAATCCACGACTGTCCATTACCGACTTCCAGTACTTTTCGAATAGCGTCCTCATCGTAACCGGGTACGCCAATAAGATCCGATAGCTCCATTCTGGATAGTGGGTGGTGCTGGAACAGATATCCTTCGTCAACTGTAGAGATGCCCGGTTCAGGGTAAATCCTAAATGGGTCCACGCGCTCAAACTCTGGAGCGAGACGTTCAATAGGTTCAACAACGGTTCGTCCTTCCTCATCAGTCGTCCACCCTAAAGCTCGTTGCCTGCGGATAATGGGACCTTTAACAAAGGCACAAGGGTACGTCACAAGATCCGTAACGAAATCATTGAACGCATGCTCCCAGCCGCCTTGAGCAAACTGATCAGCAATCTTCACGCGCATCTTGTCAACACGAA